TTTTTTGTTATTGTTATTGTGTGTAAACTATGGCATAGTTGTAAATATAGACGATGAACTTCGACGCGTGGTTCTATTCAACGATGATACAAATGATAGCGTAACGCCTATTATGAAAAGTGCGAATATTAATATTAACAGTCGTATGAATATATTAGGAGAAGATTGTCGAATTGTTTGTGTTGGTGTTACATGAGATTGTTGTTGAATTGTTGGTATTGCTAAAAGTTTGTCATAATTGGAGTATATTCCAGATGTAACTGTCTTTTCAGGATAGAATGATTTTGTTTTGGTTGTCACATAACTTGACGGGGTATATGCGTATAAAGATGGAATAGCTGCTGGTGCTGGTGCTGGTGATGGTCCTGGTGCTGGTGATGGTGCTGGTGCTGGTGCTGGTGCTGGTGCTGGTGCTGGTGCTGGTGATGGTGCTGGTGCTGGCGATGGCGATGGCGATGGTGCTGGCGATGGTGATGGCGATGGTGCTGGTGCTGGGGCTGGGGCTGGGGCTGGGGCTGGGGCTGGGGCTGGTGCTGGGGCTGGTGCTGGGGCTGGGGATTGTACCGACATTAATATCACATTAACATTCGACGCACCATATAGTGATACGTTGTTTCCTTCTGTTAATCCTAATCGAGACAACAAAGAAACAGATGATATATATAAGGTTAACAACCCGGCATTATGATATTGATTTGGAACAGTGTTAAATGTCCCAGAGTTGTAATCACGAACAGTTACCTTTGAAAATGCGTTGGAGGCAACTGATGTAATCGATTCAGGAAATACCAGCGAAGTTAATGATTGTGTTCCAGCAAAACAATTTTGACCAATCGTTTCAACAGTTGGAGGTATTATAATAGATTTAAGACTTATACACCGATAAAACATAGAATCGCCTAATGTTTTTAATTTTATACCTTTTTGAAATATTACACTTTCTAATTTGATACAAGTTAAAAAACAATTACTATTCATTTCAGTCACAGTATTCGGAATGGTTATTGTTCGTAAATTAACACATAATCCAAAAGCCCCCCATTGTAATGTTAATAATGAACTTGGCATTACAATTGACTCTATTTTTTTACATAAAGTGAAAGCACTACTATGTATCTCGGTTAGAGTATTTGGTAATGTTACTAAAATTAATGACTCACAATAGGCAAATATAGACACTGGTAATATTTTCACACCATCAGGAATCCTTATTGAAGATAAACCCGAACAATTCCAAAACATTTTACCATTTTCGTAAAATTGAATAGTATCTGGGAGATGAACTGACGTAAGATTCTTACAATCATAAAAACAACCTTCATATAACCAAACTTTTGATCTTGACGGAGAATTCGGAAAATAAATATTTATTAAGCTTATACATTCAAGAAAAGAATATGGTCCATAATAGTTAGTTCTATTTGATAGGGTAATCGTACTAAGATTTTTACAGAACGCAAATCCATATGGATAAATAGTGTTAATATTATCAGGTATTATTATTTTGGTTAATCCAGTAGCATGTGCAAAAGCGGCCAACCAAATAATGATCGAAGTATTATTTGGTATTTTTACCTCTTTTAAGTAGACTGTCTTCATAAATGATAAACAATTTATTCGTGTGACCTGTGATGGAATTTCGTATGTGTCTGATGTTTTTCCAGGAGGATACGCATACAATAGCGTACCATCCTTTGAAAATAAAACACCGTCTATTGAAGAAAGATACAAGTTTGCTGGGTCCACAGTAATCCTTGTTAATTTTGGTAAATTTGAAAATAATAAACCAGTACTTTTTATATATTTACTTATTAATGTATCATTTTGCGTATTGTAATTCGTATTATTCGTATAAAATGGTATATTACACCCTACCATTATTTCTATTGAAATGACTTGATTTTCTTTATTGTTAAATATTGCGGCAATATGTTCTCTTGTTGTAACGGTTGAACTTGTATAATCGGAACCGGTTTTATAAACGGTTGAACCATCATCGAAAGTTATTTTGAATTTATTATTTAAGTCGCCATTGACAATATCTCCCATTATATACTATTATGAAATGTTTTATTTCTAGTAACACATTTCATTATTATTTTTCCACCTACAACAACGACCATGCTCCTTTATTAAACGGGGCAACGACAACATCGTTGATTTTGTTCTTCATCTCCTGAACACGAGACTCATGAAGCGGGTCCAACATTTTCCCCGCTTCGTAGTTTTGAATACTCGACATCAATTTGGACGATGCTGGGTTAATCTCTGGTTTGGGACCGTAACAATTTACACCGACCTTCATACTCGCATTCTCCATGTAGCCTCCGTTGATTCCAGGTCGTCCGCAACTATTCTTCTTCGTAGGGTCTGTACTCTTTTGTAACTCTTCCCATGTCGATTTTTGTGTCGGGTATAATATCATCTGGTTATCGGACCAGCCATATGAACACCATTCTGCGCCGGATTTGTGCGCTTCTTCTATTTGGTCGATGTTGGCCAACGTAGCACCATATGCCTCGCACAAAGCTTTCGCATTATCATAGTCATAAACATTCGCTGGAATATGGAAAACTTGTTTGCGCATTTTGAGAGATGGCCCTGTTCCTAAATCACCGCCTCCGCCAACGGCATCCGGTTCAGCTGGTAGGCTTTGAGATATTACGATTTCCGGCTTCATAGAAAGAAGATTCGATATTTCGGTTGTAATGTTTGTATTAAAGAAATACTGAAACCCATTCACAACGACAACCACGATAAAAATCGCCCATAAAAATATTTCAATAATGGACACGTTGGCAAATAGTGTGGCTTCTTGGGTATCATTCGTGGAATTACCACCGGCTAAGGCATTCGTGACAAAATATATCATGAAAATAGTTACGCATATTAAAATAATAACCCGCATGTCAAGGTATTTATCAATATTACCGTCGATCCAATCGAAAATGCTACTTACTTCATGAAGTCCCGCACGCATAGCGTCATTCGATACGCCAGCCGGGTCGGACGAGTTTTTTGCGGATGATGGTCCTTGTGCCGGTGCTTGTGTATTTTTTGATGGTTGTTGATTCGACATGAAAATAATATATCACTATATATTGTTGGTATAATAATGTATTCTACTGTGTTTTATTCTGTTGTTTTCGATAAAATAAACAGTATGGTAAGTTACTTGTAATCGTATCATTCGTAAATTCCACCTTTTTAACGTTTTCGTCGTTAAACATATACCACGTATTATCGGCGGTGCATATGGTTGCGGTATAGTGACCATTTTTACTAAAATTCCCATGATGGTTACATACCGCATACAGATCATATACATAGCTTTCACGTTTATATCCATTCACAAATGAAGTTAAATTCAGATTTTTTAATGGAATCTCAACCGGTATAGTGACCTTTTCAGCCCCACGTTCTGTAAATTGAACACGCTTCAAATCAACAATCATAATATTTGGAAGACTCCAATACATCATTCCTCGTTTGACATTTTGATACTGCTTTGTTTCGTCGTTGAACCATGCGTTGTCACCTTCCATCACTTCTCCTTGACAATAATGACTAAAACAGTCAAATAATGTCGGAATACGTGTTTTTCCAGTATCAGGGTTTTCAACGATTGGTATCGAGAGCGATATAATCGAAAACGGCTCAGGAGATATACTTAATACTTTTGATGTGTCATGAAGATCCGTAATCACCGACATTTGTATCCCATAAAATAGGTTCAACATTTCAGAGTAGTTTTTAGAATACATCTGACGCATCATCTCATAACATTTGCGCCCAATTACGTCCTTGTCATTATTTACATTTCCAGTTATCGTCATATTCACTTCTCTCGAAAGAGCTATATGAAACGCATCCAACATGAATACGAGAAACTCTTGAACATCGTTTTGCGAGTATTGTGTGAAAATTTCTTGATTTTTTAAACGCGCGATCTGTTTCATCGTGGCAATAAACCCGCCCGGTGAAACGATACAATTTTCGCTCCACATAAGGGTTCTAAGTTTATCCCATTCGCTCAATAACACCGAGTCGGGTTTATTTGTAAGACGTTTCTTGTATTTTTCGTCGTTTAAAAATCGATTTAGTTCGTAGGTATGGGATAACGCTTGAAGACACGAATTCACAAAACAGGTATTTCCCATATTCATAAGTCCGGTGATACCCCTATTTACAAAATCGGGAAATCGTTGGCTCATGGAATGAAATCAAGTATAAAAACGACCTTTACAAAGTAATAAAAAAATATGTTTAAGTGGCATTTATTCCTCCATTTTCCTGTCATAGAAACCAATATAGAAAGTAAATCAAATATATTGATTATAGTATGGACGATTGGGATGCGTCAAACAATTCGACGAACCGGCGATATGACCGTGGGCGCGTTTATGTAACAGACGAACGTCATGTTGAAAATGGTGATGGTGTGGTTGATCGAGACCAACACGAGAGATTTTACTTGAACCAGTATTATAATGCTGTGGAAGATGAACAGTTATATATGGATGAATACACTTCTCTGGTTCAAAGATATAATGACTTTATTGTGAATTCAAATACTCTTTTTACACGGATGGAGATGACATTACGTGAGAATATAACAAGAGCAGTTACCCGACAAACATTTTATTATCGTCAATCCGACTATACGTATCAACGAGAGATACGCAGAGCATTAGAGTATGGTCGGAATCCGGCAGTTCCGGTAGTTACAGCAGTTCCGGCAGTTCCGGCAGTTCCGGCAGTTCCGGCAGTTCCGGCAGTTCCGGCACCACAATCGCCCCCTGCTGTTAGTACTACTTCTTCCACACCATTACAACCGATTCAGAGTCCAGTTCAACGCTTCGGGGATGTCTTGCCGCGCTTAGTATCTCGTTATATTGATACCGAAAATTCACGTCAACAAAGACATAACATATTTTCGATGCTTTATACTTTTCCGGTTGATTTGGCAGCAGGCGCAAGAGGCGCACATACCGAATCAAGCACGACCGGTCCTCCAACTAATGAACAAATCAATCGCGCAACATTAAATACCACATTTGCTAATATTTTGTCTCCGGTAAACGCGACATGTCCAATTTCACGTGATGAATTCAACGACGAAAGTGAAATAACAATGATACGTGGATGTAATCACGTCTTTAATCGGTTATGTTTGAGAGAATGGTTCGTAAATCATCCCACATGCCCTATGTGTCGAGGTGACATTCGTCAATATCAACCTCCATCAATTCAAGAACCATTATCATCACAATCCGAATCGAATCACCGAGAGAATACGAATAATCCTAGAAATATTTCAATCGATAGCGCAGATAGAGACCATGTTACGTTTTCTTATGATTTACCTTCACATATGAATAACGAAGATATGTATCGCAATCTTATAAATACGGTAACGAATATGATTACAGCCAGTCAAGAGAATCAGAATAGAAATAATGACGATGATGACATTATGGAAGTGGATTGATTATATCGCGTTTTCCGCCAAACCAATTGGTAATCGCACGATTCCCTTTATTCAGATTATCAGCCTTGACCAAGAACTCATCGAATAACAGAGATTTCACCTCCTTGTGCCTCATCTCTGTTATTTTCTTTTCCCGTTTTACCGGGTCGTCGATCGTTGATGCGACTGTTTCGATTGCGTCCAAGAACCGCCCCTTTTTCTTTTGAAATGCCGGCAACTGCTCCAATACGAGCGCAAACAATTGCTGAACCGGTTTCATGATCTGGTTCGTTATATAGAACGAATAATTCAACCGAAGCTTTTTAGCGTGAATATAATCGGGGTGTTCTATCTTATCACCTTGAAGCGCCCCCTTCGCGTCATTATGAATATACGCATACGGGATCCGATCACCTGTATTCGGTTTATTGCCGGGATCGCGCACACCCATCCGGTCGGCTAGAACCTTATGCGCGATTTGCTGCGGATTTTTGTAATCGGAACGCAGCGATTTCGTGATAATGAGTTTCTCGATCGGGCATTTCTGGTCAATCATATATTGAAGCTTATCACGCAGAAATGCGATGGCACGATCCACGTTTTGCTCCTTCATCAGAATATCGATGATTCCTCCATATATTTCCTTCACGATCGGCGCATTATCGCGGCGTTTCAGCACAATCCCCATACTCTTCAATTTGCCCTTATTCGGATTCTGCTCATAATACACACCAACATATCCTTTCTTACGAAGAAGTGCGAAGGGGCAAATCGTTTTTTCATACACCCATCCGTGTGGCGCCTTCAAGAACTTGGAGGAATAATCACCCACTTGCTTCGCGAGCTCGATCGTGATTTCAATCGCGTCTTTGCCGCGGATCGGAACACCTTCTGGTGTAGCAAGATTGAATGTGAAGAAGACACTATCCGTATCCCCATAAATATATTCCGCCTTCGAATGGACGATCGGGTATGTAGGATGCGATGTCGGCAGCATGATATCGCCATACGCTTCTTCGACTACACGACGCGCATAAGTAAGGAGTTTGCGTCCAGTTGCGGTTGTTGAAGCGGCAACATCTACCTCGTAGAAAGTGCTCGTCTTCGCACCACACTGACCATATAATGAATTTGCGGTCACCTTATAACCAAGCTGTCGTTTATCCAGAATATTCGCCATAAACGCATCCGTCTGTTTTTCCGCAAGTTTGCGCGTCGTTTTACGCGCCAACAGGAGCTCTTCTAGAATCGCTGGCATGATTCCCTTCTCACCTTCGGGAAATTGCGCAAATCGACACACCTTTGTTCCGCATTTCACTTTTATAGCAGCAGCAGCCGTCTTCGTTGCCGATTTCGGGCGCGTCCATCGATATGTGTCATACGTAATATCAACGTATTTATACCCCGGGAGGTTGTCATAGCATTGCTCTCCCGTTTCACGAATGAGGTTTCCGTCGTTGTCATATTCCTTTGTCCATACTTTACTATCATGCGACAGATTCTCGCTAATCATCGATGACGGATACAGCGACGAATAATCATTACATGCGACTGGATTATCGAGGTAAAGTCCGCATTTGGGTGGCAACACAATCGCGCCTTCATATCCAGACTCGCTTCGGTCTTTGTCGATCACCGGCATCAACGTGTTTTTCTCGCGACACTTCATCGCCACATAACTCGTGAGTTTGATGCCTTGACCGCGCATTACGAGGAAACTGATTGGCACGCTACAAATCTTCGCCATCTCGGTGTATCCCGTAATAATATCGATCTTATTCATCAAGTGATGGACCAGGTTACAATCCTGAATACAGTATTTCGCAATAACTGCGCGTTGCTTCGGGCCTTCGTTCGTCATTCGGAATATATCTTGCGGCGAGACATCGTCTTTTGCGAGACCCCAGCGCACCATCATTTTCATGTCCGGTGTTGCCGAACCTTCGACGATAAAGCCGCCGCCTTCGCTTTGTGTCGGTATCGCGACGACCTTGAATTTATGCCCGTCTTTATAAAGGTCGGTTGAATGATTCGTTTGTTCGAATTTCACGAAATTTCCCACTTCAAGACCAAGCAAATTCCCGGACATAACACGAGTCGTGTCAGTTGCTGCGTCGTATTCTACACTTTTGACAGAGTCGCCTATGAAGTAACTTGACACATCGTCTAACTTATACGACGAGAGGTTGAAATCGCGACGCAGGTAATTATACACATCGACTTGAAGTCTGCCCGTCATTTTAATATAATGAAGATCATATTGACCACTCGCAAGTGCGATTTTCGTTTGCTCGATCGCGACATTATCCGCTGTGATTTCGGTATTGGGGTTTATGAATCCGCTGCCGCTGCCGCCGCCGCTACCCGCACCGCCACCTCCCCCTGCGTTGGCACACAACTCGTCACGGTTGCGCGACAGTTTTAAGAAATCCTCGTAACAACCGGTCTCTACTGCGCGCCGAAACATGAACTGGTAATCAAAACCGAAAATATTGTACCCGATAATAATATCCGGATTCTCTTTCTGGATAAGACGCGTCCATGCGGTCAATACATCTGCTTCTGTTGTATATGTTTCGATTTCGGAATTCGGCACTTCTTTGTCGAGTTTGTCACATGTATCGAGAACGATACAGTTATTCAGGTAAGGGCGATTGGCGTTTTGGCCATATTTCACGAACGTGGACCCGATGAACGTTACCTTATCGCCTTCGACTTTGGGGAAGATCGATCCAAGTGTATCGCTCACAATCCTGATCTTCTCTTCACGAGTATGTTTGGGATTGTTAATTAAAGTGACGAGTTTCACGGATAGGTCGGCGGTGACGGGGGCGCAGACAGGCCTTGATGTGAATACGGGGTCGTGGTCATTCTCACAGTTATTATCATCGTCGTCGCTTTCGCCATCGCTATCGGACCCATTCGCCTTCGCCTCCGCCGCTTTCGCGGCTTCTTGCTTCGCTGTCGCCGCCATTTGAAGGAAGATTTGTTCAATCGTATTTTCTTGTGCGACAATCTCCTGTTTGATAAGATGCCGCAACTCCTTCGATAATACAAGCCGACATAATCTCGCCATATCTGCCTCTTTCGGGCGTCGTTTCGGGTAGATCGTTTCAATACCTGGATATGCTGATCGGCCTTGGTATGAATACTGAAACGCTGTATAAATCATATGCGTCAATTCATCGTCGGTGATGTCTTCGTCGCTAACCGCAGCATGCGCGGCTTTCTTCACAAATACCGCATCCACAATATTCGTCGCCAGCTTCTTGTATGACTTTACAGGGATGGGGAAGTCGCCGTGACTACTACTTGCTTCAATATCAAAACTACATATTTTATAGGGGACAACCGTCTCTTTTTCATTCTGGGGGATAATGTCTTCAAACGAAAGGCGGTATTCATATTGGCATGTCGTCGTGTATTTCTCGATGAGTCGCGTCTTCTTCGTGGAGAATGTCACCCAACCTGATGGACTGATTTTTTGAATATGAAAGAAACGCAGGATCGGAGGTATATTCGCTTCGTAGATATACGTCTTGGTCTTGGTCTTCGTCTTTGGGTCTTCGAACATATAACCGTCAGGTTTAAGAATCCGCGTCTTCCCGTCACGTGGTGTAAAGATGTCGCAATACCAGAGGTTCTTCACGCGATTCATCACCGTCGTATTTTTGAATACAAGCAGGACAAACTTGTGATTCTTCCCCCCGTCGAACCCGTAAAGCTTGCGTTTCTCCACGATCTCGCATTTTTCGGTGATGATACTGTTTTCGTAGTAGCGGCTCTTTACATTCTTTTTGATGTCGCGGATGAACGCAGATTTTGTGGCGTTGGTCCAGTGGTCGGCAACTTTGACATAGAAGAAGGGATGATAATCGTCCACGAAGATGGAGCAGGTTTCGCCTTGTTCATTAATGCCAAACATTTGGATACGGAATTCGTTGGTATCGATCACAGGGCGGCCTTTTCCACCCCCGATATCACCAGACTCAGATGAAGCCACAGAACTATTGTCATTTTCTGACGCGGAGGAGTGCGTATTTGTATCAGGAATACAGTCATATACGTTGAAGTCGATGAGACGGAATGACATATCATGGTTGACTGCTGGTGGCGCGGTCACGGGCGCGGGTTTCTTGATAATCTTGAATTTTCTCATTTATATAGGTGTCTGTGTTTAACCTTACCTCTTTTCTTTTATTTCAATTTTATACCGGGGGTTTATCATTGTATAAAATTGAAGAATACTTACTTGGTTTCTTTACATTCAATCGAAACGTCTTTCCGCCGCTATTATGAACGCCAACGTCGCCTACAACCACAACGCATCACCTTTCTATGTTTGGATCGCATTTATGATTTACAATTTGTTTCAAACAAATATCGGACTTTATACACTACTTCATTCGATTGTTTCGATTGATTATCGACTATTACTTATTGCGATGAATTTCATCGGGTTATATTTGTTCCTTCGACACGCGCGGATTGACTTCACAATTCGTGTCCGGATGAATGATGACGACGAATAGGGGGGCTGGGCACAGAACAGAGTAATGGCTTATTCCTTGAAATGAACCTTTTTCTTACCGTTGGCGCCAGCGTTGGGTGCCGACGCCGCATTTTGCTCGTAACGCGCAGGGTCGGTCAGAATCGCCATCGCGCCAATAATAGAAATAACGAAGTAAGCGGTGATTAGCCAGGACACCCACTGATACTTGTCACATGTCTTATTCGCCAACCAGACGAAGAATAAAGAAATGATTAGATTTGTAAATATAATCGCGAACTGAAAACCGACTAAATAAATATCAAGAATATTGATAATAACCACGAGGGTCAAAATAACCGAAGCAAGGGGGCAAACTGCGGCGTTGGATTGCATTTTTCTTTATATTATAGCATCATAAAATATTATTGTTGGCGTAAATATGCTGGGACTTGTGCGGCGGGGGCGGCGACCGGTGTCGGCATTCGAGAACGCACACTTCGTTTATGTTGTCGGCGCATTTCTTTATGAAATCGTTTTAATGTGTCACGGTGAAACTCCCTGAATTTAGTTCGGGCCTTTTTTGTAATACCGCGAAGCGTACTTTTCGAACTACCACGTTTTACTAAAGCAAATTCCGGATGCGATACGACCCATTTTAACATCTTTGGAAAAATGCGTTCATCGGAGTATTCTAGACTGCGCGCTCCTTTGTTTATATACACAATCAAAGGCACTCCTTGAATATCCTTAGGTATGTATTTCAGTTTTTGAATGACGGGGTCTGATGGCTCTAAATTCACCGCGCGAATATTCGCGATTGTAAGAACACACCCCGGTTTTTTACATTGGTAGTTTTTTTTCAGTTCATGGATGAGACGCTTCCAATCGGATTTCATATTTTGACAGTGGCCGCACCAATCCGCATATACTTTCACGAGCAGGCCGTGTGTATCTGGATGGTCGTGTGCTTGTTTTGCGGCGGCGTTGAACTTTTCAAAATTATTGTTTTCGTCATTTACTTCGATAAATTGTAACATTCGAATAATCGGTATTTCTTGTATATCGTGAATATAATATTTACTGGATAATTTATCGTCGTAGTATATAGATAACAACAACCAATATGCGTAGCCATATATTTAAATATTTTGAAGATAATTCTTCGAAGATATTGAAAGAACTCGTCGTGCTTAATGTAGTTAGCAAATTACAAAGTGTTTTGCCTGCCGTTATTGTGATCTTGTTTTTAATTGGTGCGTATGTGACATATAAAACACCCACGAAGGCATCTCTTCCGGAAGGATACGTGAATATTGAACCTGACGCACAACAAGCGCAAAAGTTGCGTAATACTGCCAACGACGATGCGAATGCCGCTACTGCTGGCACCGAAGGCACCGAAGGCACCGAAGGCACCGAAGGCACCGAAGGCTTTGATACCGCCGCCGCACAATCCGTCGCTGATAACGCACTTCACACAAACCGATGCCCGAATATCCTCGTCCAGCATGGAAGCGAAATCTTTCTATATAATTCGAAAGTTGAAAAGGTCCCTGGCGTAAATCCCATCCGATTCAAAAGTTTAGAAGATTATGTCGAATTTACCGAATGGTTGAAAGGACGCGGTATTCGATGCCCCGTCCTTTTCTTACAGTATTCATATAACGCACAAGGTGAAGCTGTTTACAAGTTTCGCCCTTCCCCCGCAGATTTACAGGGCGGTCTCTCGGCAAATATGCCTTACTCTCCCGCACCAGCCTCGCTTGTCCAGATGATGGACGCCTCTCGCGATAACCCCCCTTTTAACAATCAGATGTATGACGGTTTCGATCCGCTTAACTTCAATATGGGCGATTATACTGCTCATGATGCCGCATTTCGCGCGAAGGAACTATCGATGACATATAGCGATAACCCGATGGACTCGAACTGGGGCGGAAAACAATATACGGAGTCTGTGGTGGCGTCAGGCGCATACATCGATAGAACACGTCCAGACGCAGCGAGATCTGATACATCAGCACTGGTGCCGATGCGTATTCCTGCGTCGGATGAGAAATATCGGAGCGCGAGATATGCCGGGGATGCGGTGTCGCGGGGTCGTGGAGCGGATGTTGAATTAGGGAAGGCACGGCGCCCTGCTGCGTAATCCGGCAAAGTGTATAAACCTAAATTATGTATTTATGTATTTATGTATTCTTGTATAACTACATAAGGTGATGTCGCACCCCGAAGAAATCGAATGTTTTCGATTGCCGAAGCCCGATGGGCGGTTTTCGCCAGACAAGCGATACGAATATACCTACGCGACCAGGAAGTCGTGGGAATATATCCCGCTATTACGGCGGAATGACTGGCGGTATTTTACTACGAAGGGGTTTACGTATGCTGGGAAATGGCTGCGCAGCGAACGACGCGGATGGGGAGATGGCGGGGATTGCTGGGAGGTTTTTTTGGATGACCTGACTGACGATGACGGCGGCACAAAGGAGAAAATCGTATCGTGGGATTATGATGCTACACTATGCTGGCGGGAATGCCCATACGGTCACGGTCACGGTGACGACGACGACGACAACGACGCGTTGATTCGTGGGGTTACGCGGAAAGTTATGGACGAAATGATTACGACCATCGGGGTGAAGACGCCGCGTATATCGAAAGCGATACACTCCACATCCACCACACCGACGCCTACGAACTGGTCACTCATTCGGTGTATTTTTGGCTGTCCGTCCAGATGCGGGTTGCTTGAAACTGCGGAAATAACCACAATGGAGCCAAAATACCGTATTCATGATAATATTGCCGAGTTTTGGTGCTTTATAACATCGATATTTTATGGCAGTAGTCTGCTTCTTTATCTCGTCAAAGAAGAAGACTGGTTTGAAGGATGGCGTGCCTCGGTGGGGTGGCCTACATATATTACTTTCTCTATTGTAATATCGGTGATAGTAATGATTTGTTCAGCTGTGTATCACTGGTCCATGATAGAAGTCGCAGGGTGTATTGATTGCTTCTTCGCGTCGTTTTTATATGCGTCGGTGACAATGACGGTATTTGGCGTTGATATGACCACACAAATCGGCGCGTTGTTATTCTTGGCTGTGATACATTTGAATGCGCGACGATATATTACACAACTCGCGTTGATTATAATGAGTGTTGTATTTCCTTTTGCGTTACTCTCGTATAGACGGATG